CAAATGTCCAACGTGCGCTTAGCTTACGTGTCTTGGCTTCTACAACCTGCTTCAAGATTTGAACGTTGATTTTACGTCCTGGGTTGCCTTCTAGTGCTGTTGTACTAGCAGCACGACCTGTAGTTAAACTACCGGAATATGCTGTGGCAATCTTGAATGGGCTTAGTGCTTCGTCACCAGCGGTTGTGCTTGTGTCGAATGGTGCAGGTGCTGTTGCAGTAGCAGTTTCTGCATAACGAACACGTAGTGTGTGGATCTGTGCAACAGGTCCTGTCATTGGCTGAACACCAACGATTTCGTTAGCAATAACTGTAGGCATAACACGTCGAATTACTGGTAGAATTACACGGTTTAGTGTAGCAACGTTACCAGCAGCGGTTGCGCCTGCTGTAGCAGCTTCTTGCAAGTGCTTGCGAGTGTTTTCTAGGATAACACCCATTGTGGTTCTGCGGGAACCGTTTAGACCTTCTAGCAGGGCATCTTTTGTTTCGCCCCAACGGCCTTCTAGTAGTGCTTGTGTCATTTTTTCTTTACTCCTAATTAGGGTTTATTTAAGCCCTGCTAAACGTCTAATTTCGACAACATTATTATCGTCGGTTTCAACGCTGACCTTAGCAGATTTATCACCTGTCACTTCTTTACGACTCTCAGTTACCATTTGCTTTTCGGCTTTTGGTTGTGCAGAGTTGTTTAGAACTGCTGGTAGATACTTATCAAATGCAGACTTCAGTTTCTCGGTCTGCACATTTTCAAGAAGTTGGCTCATTACTGCCTGCTTCTCTTTGTTCAAAGGCTTCATTAACTCTTGTAGAGTGTCCTGACGCTCTTGACTTTCCTTAATCATGCGAATTTCGCGGTCTTTTGATTCAACTAGTTGAGCCTTCTCATCAGCAGTAGCCTTGGCTTCTGCGATTTGTTGCTCTTTGTCTTCTAGTGCCTTAACTAGTTTAGCGATTTCCTTGTTCTCATTTAAGTGAGTAATAGCAAATTCGCTGGCAAAGGCTTCGAATAGACGACGTCCAAAATTGTTCTCGCGAGCAATTTGAATGTCTTCTTTTAGTTGAGTCAATTCTGACTCTAGTTTCTTGCCTACAGACTCCTTAACAAGTGCAGCAGATTTAGCAACAAATTTGTCTTGTAGTTCGGCTAGTTTTGACTTGGCTTCTGCTACTAGACGTACTTTTGTTTCTACTACGTCTTGCTTGTCTTTTGCAAACTCTTGAATTTCTTCTGCTAGAGCCTTGATTACAAACTGCTCAAGTTTCTGTGTAGATTCTTGTGCAACTTTACGATCAGAGCGCAACTCTTTGACTTCTTCTGCTAGTTTTGCAACTAAGAATTTGTCAAACTTACCAGCGGCTTCTGTCATACGCTTGTTAAAACGTACACGGTCTGCGGCTAGTTGTTGTTTTTCCTCAGCAAATTCTGTGAGTTCTGCTTGGAGACCTTCTGTGACCATCTTGTCTAGAGCTTCGACCATTACGCTTTTATCGTGTTCGTAGCGTGTAGAGAACTCTTCGCGCATTTCTGTACGAATTTGTTCACGTGCTTCATTAAGTTTGGATTCCCAGGCTTCTGTGATAGCAGTCTGAGTTTCTTCGTTAATGATACCACTGTCTACTAATGGTTTGATAGCATCAAACATGGATCATTCTCCTGTTATATTTTTAAGTCTTTGATGAGGCGAGTTACTTCCTCACGCAAATACTTCTGTACCTTTTGATTAGCACCGGCATCTTTTGCCATTTCGAGTACCCTGTGTCCACCACGCATATTCATTAAGCCTTCATAGACTGCTTTTGGATATGCATTTGGAGCACTGGGCTGTGCTACAATATCAACTGTGACTATATCAAAGTCACTGACGTGTCCAGTACCTTCGTTAACGTTACCGCTACCTCGACTGCTTACGCCTAACTTCACACCTGATTCCAACATAGTTTGCACTAGTTGGCCCATAGGTGTTGGAAGAACCTTTAATTTACCAAATCCATTGGGACCATCCATCCACAT